CTCTTCCGATCTGGGAAAACGCATAAAGTTGAAACTTTCTGGGATTTGGGTGTGAATGATAGTACGAGCATATGGTTTATTCAGAAGGTAGGCCGTGCGGTTCATGTCATTGATTATTATGAGGCAAGGAATGAAGGGTTGCCCCATTATCAGAGGGTGCTGGAAAGTAAGGATTATGCGTATGGGGATCATTATGCGCCCCATGATATTGAGGTTAGAGAATTAGGAACAGGAAAAAGCCGAAGGGAAATAGCGTATGATTTGGGTATTAGTTTTAGAGTTGTTCCCAAGCTCCCCCTTGAAGATGGGATACACGCAGCGAAGCTACTTATTCCACGTTGCTGGTTTGATAAAGAGAATACGAAAGTGGGTCTGGAGAGTTTAAGGCATTATCATCGCGCCTGGAATGATCGAATGAGGACGTTTAAGAATTCTCCTGTGCATGATTTTTCAAGCCATGCAGCGGATGCTTTTCGTTATTTAGCGGTGGGTATTCGTGAGGGATCTGGAAATTTCAGACCTAATCAGATGGTAGCTGAAATGGATTACAGTGTTTTTGGTGCGATGGCATGAGGGATGAATACGGATTACACGCAGATCATTTAGGGCGTATTCTTGATTTGGTGCATTGTTCAGATCGTTTTTACGATAAAAGTGTTTGGGAAATTAAGAATTCCATTGTGGAGGCGGTAAAGAATGGGAGATATTTTTTACACTGGAAGGATTTTCAAAACAGCCGTGAATGTGTTGGTTTTTGTACTTGGGGATTTTTTACCCGACAGGAAGTAGACGAAATGTTTTGGCATGGTGGTGAGGTGTACGCCAGGGAAAAGGGAGAAGTTTTGTATTTTTCTAATTTTCTTTGTTTATATGGCCCATCCGAAGTGCTGAAATTTATCAGAAAACTACAGCAAGTTATGGCGATTAACTACCCCGAATATACCCAAGCCGAGGGATGGCGTGATTATGGGCGTGGTGAAAAGCGCAAAGCAGTGATGTATATCTAAGGAGACAGGTGATGGACACAGGCGGTAATACCAGAAGAGGAAGAACTGGCGAAACACGTAGAACCCCAAGATTAAAGGATTTTATTACTAACCCCCAGACAGTAGCGAATGAATTAGGCGCGCAAGAGGAACGTGATATAATTTCGAGTGGGGGGATTACACGGAATTTAAGAGAAGATGAAAAAAGATTTGCCAAAAAATCTGGGAGTGCTTTTTTTACTGGTCAAGATGTTGGGGATGATTATTTCACGAAGCCCTGGGAAGATACACGTACAGATGCACAAAAAGATAAGGATGATCGTGCTGATGCAAGAGCTACAAAAGAAAGAGAAAAAGCTGCATCTGCTGTAGAAACTGTAGAAGGAGAGGAAGAAACAACAACCCCAGCGACACCAGTGGAAACGGCTCAACAAACGGTGCAAGATTTAGCGGATACGACTGTTTCTGCGGAAGCTGCTGGCAGAACAAGATCGGTTGCTGAAACCGAAGCAGCCAGTGATAAGGCTAGGGGGTACAAATCTAATACTAGTGCGACTTCTCCGAGTGGCATATCCAGTGAGGATAAAACTGGTTTAAGGCCAAAAAGATCCGCTATGCGAAAGGGTTTGCTGACAGATGAAGATGATCCCAAGAAGAAAAAGACGTTGATTGCCTAATGGTCGGCAAGAAACCGAAAAATTTAGCTGGTATAATGGGGGCTAAGAGCAACCAGGTCATTAAAGGTATGCGTTTTTCAAAGAATGTCAATCCAATGGAACGGCTTATGCAGAAAGCAGCTGGGAAAAACCAGCGTCAATTTTCCTTCATTAAAAAGAAAAAGAAAACTTTGTTAGGATAATCAATGGCAATTGATACTATGGTCGCAGAAATTGACCGAAAATATGAAAAGTTATTAAATCAAAAGTCAACCTGGGATGGTCATTTTCAGGAATTAGGTGATTATTTGCTTCCCAGAAAGGCTGATATTACCAAAAGACGGATGCAAGGTTCAAAAAGAACCGAAAGAATTTTCGATAGTACAGGAATTCATGCGGTTGAATTGCTAGCAGCGCATTTGCAATCTATGCTGACCAATGTTTCGATGTCCTGGTTTACAATGGGGTATCGCAATAGGGAACTGGCGGTTGATGATGAGGCGAATGAATGGCTAGAAGAATGTACGAGATTACTAGATACAGCGATAGACAGATCAAATTTCTCCCTAGAAATCCATGAATTGTACTTTGATCTGGTGGTTTTTGGCACTGGATGTCTATTTATTGAGTATAATGAGGACGGCTTGCATTATTCAGCGAGGCATATAGGTGAAATCTGTGTTTCTTCTAATGATAAAAGCCAAATCGACACTGTTTATCGCTGTTTTAAACTGACGGCCCGACAAATTGCGATGAAATTCCCTGACGCTGTTTTACCCGACAGGGTACAGAAGGATTTAGAAAAAGAGCCGTATAATGAACACGAGGTTGTTCATGCGGTGTATCCGATGGTTGACATGAAAAAGTCGCTTTTTAACAAGCCGATTATGTCTTGTTATTATCATAAGGAAAGTAAAGCTTTATTAGGTCGTGGTGGGTATGATGAATTCCCATTCTGCGTACCGAGATTTAATTTAGACAGCACAAGTGGCATGGGATTTGGCAGATCGCCAGGAATGACGTGTTTATCAGATGTTAAAATGGTGAATAAAATGTCTGAGGTTTCTATTAAATCGGCACAAAAACAGCTTGATCCCCCCTTAATGTGTCCAGATGATGGGTTTTTTAGTCCAATAAGAGTGACACCAGGCGCAATTAATTTTTATAGAAGTGGAACAAGGGATCGTTTGGAGCCGTTACAAGCTGGAACCAATAACCCTATTGCTTTGAATATGGAAGATCAAAGACGGCAAGCGATAAGAAATGCGTTTTATATCGACCAATTACAGCTTCAGCAAAGTCCACAAATGACAGCGACAGAAATTTTAGCCAGGCAAGAACAACAGATGAGGTCTTTGGGAAGTGTGATGGGTCGTTTGCAGCATGAATTGTTGCAACCCTTAATTCAAAGATCGTTTAAATTAATGCTTCGAAATGGGGAATTACCCCCACCACCAGAAAAATTACAAGGTCAAAATATTGATATTGAGTATGTTTCTCCCCTAGCCAAAGCGCAAAAAAGCATGGATTTGCAGACCACCATGAGAGGGATGGAAATCGTTGGGGGTCTAAGCGAGGCTTTCCCAGAACTAAAGGACTACATTGATGAGGGGGGTTTGGCGAAATACATTGTGGAATATGCTGGATTACCAGCCAAAGTTGTCCGTTCTGATGATGAAGTGGCTGCTATTAAAGAACAAAGAGCTGAACAACAGGCTATGATGCAGCAACAACAAGAAGAAATGATGGCTGCTGAAAAAGCACAGAAAGCTGCCCCTATGTTGAAAGTGATGAGTGATGCTGGTGAAACAATTGATGAGCCAGCTGCATGAGGAAAATTAATGAATTAAGAACTGAGGAGCTTTCTGGTCATTACCGAAGGGTATTTACTGGACAAGATGGTCAAGTGATTTTGGAGCATTTAAAACTTTGCCATTATTTTTATACAACATCTCATACTAAACAAGATGCCCATGACAGCGCATTTTGTGAAGGTCAGAGGTACGTTGTATTGAATATTTTAAAAATGCTTGAGGAAAAACCCAAAACGCAAACAATTAAAGGAAATATAAATGAGTGAACAAACTGAGGCAACCCAGATAGATCCTGGCTCTCAAGTTGAGGCTGCTGAAGCAGCACCAGCATTGTTTATTGATACATTACCAGAAGATTTAAGAGATAATGCAACATTAAAAAGATTTACCAATGTCGGTGATTTGGCAAAAAGTTATGTCAATGCTCGACAGCATATTGGCGATAATAAGATTACTTTACCAGGCAAACACACAACGGAAAGTGAATGGAATGAAATTTATAGTAAATTGGGCCGTCCAGACACGGCTGGTGAATATGATTTCTCGAATGTTCAAGGCTATTCACAATCTGGCTTGGACTTTTTTAATGACGTTGCTCATGCCAATGGTTTATCTCCAAAGCAAGCTGAAAACATTGCAAAGTCGCTTATTGAGCAAGGGAAGTCCAAAAGTGGAGAGATACAGGCCAACGGAGAAAGGCTTACGCAAGAAGGACTTGAAACCCTCAAAGAAAAGTATGGGCAAGCGTATGAACAAAAAGTCAACCTCGCTGAACAAGCAGCGCAAAGGCTAGATGCCGTTAAATTGTTACAAGAAACTATTTTGCAAGATGGTCGCAAGCTAGGAAATGTTCCAGAAGTTGTGCAATTTTTTGTAAAACTAGGAGAAGATATGCAAGAGGATAATCTTATAGGTCAACCGAATGAACCTATAATGACACCCGATGATGCAGAAAAAGAATATTTTGAATTGATGGGTTCGGATGCTCATGTGAATAAAAAGCATCCCAAACATCAATTCGTTGTTAATCGTGTAATGGAATTACGTGATTTAATGACACCAGAGATTGAAGGATAACTGCGAAAGCACCCCTTAATAAAGCTGTAATTCAGCAGACCAGCAAAGCTTTAATTTGCAAGGATGCCCCCTATCTCCAGGGATAACCAGACGAAAATCAACCTAAAATTGAAACTGAAAAAGGAGTTTGTGTGATGTCAACACAAATAACGACAAGTTTTGTCAACCAGTTTTCAGCCAATATTCAATTT